AAATGGCTTGTGAAAATTTAGAATCCATAGTTAAGTCGTGCGACAATAACAGTGGTGGGATTTTCAAGGTATATATCAACCAACAAGATAACATCGATAGCATCGCATTTGCAGGTGCACCAAATACTTGGACAATCGATGAAATCAACCTGATCGTGGGTGGTGATTTATACACTGAATTTGAAATCCGAAGAAACACCGGAAGTTACACCGAAGATGCAGCAATTGACCTTGTCAATGGTAGCTCATATGTAACTGCAACAATCAGCTTGATGTTCCATCGCCGTGACCAAACTAAGTCACAAGCGATTAAGGTACTTGGTGCTGGTCAACAATACCTGAACGCAATCATCGAAGATGCTAATGGTAAATATTGGTACTTCCCGTATTTACAATTGAGTGCAGTTGGTGAAGGTTCGGGAACAGCTCGTGCAGATGGTTCAAAATACTCAGTAACATTGATTGCTGAGAATGATTTCCTTGCATATGCGGTTGATCCAACAATTATCGCAGCATTGATTGCTTAACATTACCTAGAAAAAGAGAGAGCTCATCCATTCGGGTGGGCTTTTTTTATAAACATTTTTCTTACTTTTTATAATATAATAGTATGATTTACATTGATAAAGGTGAGGTGAATTCCATTGTGCTGACTTTAACTGAGGTGAGCACTCTCTCGAATCCGTATTATTTGTTCGTTTTTGAGAATGAAATGGATGTCACCGATGCTCCAATCCTATTCACCACCGCTGACATCTCCACTTGGAAGGAAAGATTTAATATGTTCCTATTGGATGAGCCGGTTGACGTGACATTGGTCAAAGGACAATACACATATTCAGTGTATGAATCAACAATTCCACCAACATCTATCCAGGACACGACGGGAATCGTCATTGAAGAGGGCAGAATGGTTGTAAGTGGTGCAATACAAAACTCAATCTACGATTAAACATGGCTTGGTACGACCGATTTATTGGAACAAAACAACAATCACCTGAAGTGGTGGAAGGATATCAGTCCTTCAGTACACCATTCGGAAGAATTGGCTCAGGGAATTTATCTCTTCCATATGTGAATGGGAGGCATCAAACAAGTGGATGGATTCCATTTGGTGAGGGGAATTTATTTCCAAGCGTCCTCAACCAATTGGTATACTCATCACCTCTCCATGGTTCCATTGTGGATTATAAAACCAATGCAGTAATTGGTGGAGGGATTGAATTGAGAGCAACGACCTCAACACCTCAAGAGCTTCTTGATTTATATACATTTGAGAAAAAATCTCACCTAAAAAAGACAGTTCGGATAACAACCGAACAATTGATTGTCCACAATCGTGTTTACTTTGAGTTGTACTTCGATGAGAAGATGAAGCTCACACGCATGAAGAACGTATCTCCCGACAAAGTGAGAAGAGGACAAAATCCTAACAACTATTTTATTTGTGATGATTGGGCGAGTAGAATCGATGTGCGTGACATTCCAAGATATCATCCAACTTGCTCAGACCGATGTCAATTATTTGTTTATGAGGTTGAGTGTTTGGGCCAAGATTGGTATCCGCTTCCAAAATATACATCAGCTTTGAACTTTGCCTACCTATCCGGTGAGTTAAGTTACTTCGCAAAATCCAACATTCAGAACAGTGTGTTCCCGTCATTCGCAATGATGTTCCCTAAGCGACCACAGTCTGAAGAGGAGAAAAATGTTCTTCGTTCCACAATGGACAAGATGAAAGGTGCAGCTAATGCAGGAAAGGCAGTCGCATTCTTTGCCAATTCTCAAGACCAATTGCCGAAGATTGAAAGTATTCCAACCAATCAAAACGATAAACTATTCCAAGAAGCATCCGGATTGAATACTGAGCAGATTTGTTTTGCTCATACAATAGATCCGATACTGATGGGAGTACGCACAACGGGTTCACTTGGCTCAGGAAGTGACATCAAACAAGCATATGTGATATTCGAGAAGAATGTGGTCATGCCATTGAGAGAGCAGGTATCCGATATCTTCAATGAGATACTTCGTATTGCAAAAGTCAACGCAGATTTTATGGTCAACAACTTCCAAATCATCAATGAAACAATCGTTGAGGTGGAGGGTGATGCATCCAAAACTCAAGATGCATTGAATGCCATGAGTCCATTGGTTGCAACCAAGGTACTTGATACCATGACACCAAACGAAGTGAGAGCATTGGCATCGTTACCTCCATTGGAGGGGGGAGATGTGATTGCAAGTAATCAACCACAAACACCTCAAGCATAATGTTGTATTTCATCACCGAAACTTACCTCAAAACAAATACACCAATCACTGCCAATGTGGATGTGACTGATGTGACACCATACATTGCGACTCAAGCACAATTGAGAGTGATGCCGATTCTTGGAACAGTATTCTATGAAGATTTATTGACCAAGTACAATGCTCAAACATTAGATCCCGATGAGGAAATATTGGTGGCATTCATTCAACCGGTGATTGCTTGGCGTTCAGCTGAGGATGCAGTATTTGGATTGACCTACCAATTGAAAAACAAAGGACTTCAAACTCAATTCGGTGATAACTCATCCAGTGTATCACGTTCAGAGGTTGCATTTGGCATGGAACACTATGCTCAGAAGGCATCATTCTTTGAAATGAGATTGATTAAGTACCTGGTGAAGAACAAAGCATTGTATCCAATCTTCACAAGCACTGAGAATCGTGATACTGATTTAAGACCTCAGATTGATTGTCATATGTGTGTGGGGAATTGTTACATGAATGGTACATGGACTTGCGGATATCCAACGGATAATGGTTATAACAATTCAATCCTGGTATTATGAGGCAGAATGCGTTGATATTACTTGCATCTTTTTGGGCGGTACTTTCACCGGTCATGCCTATGATTTATTTAGCAATGTTAGCCATCACAATTGATACCTGCTTCGGCATTTGGCGATCAGTGAAAAAAGGAGGATGGAAAGCGTTCCAATCTCGCAGATTATCAGACACAATCTCCAAGTCATTACTTTACGGTGGAGCGATTATGTTCACCTTCTTGATTGAGAAGTATATCGCAGGAGATATCATCGCTCAGTTCATCTCGGTTGAGCTTATAATGACCAAAGTATTCGCATTCTTTTGCGTGATGGTTGAAATAAAGTCAATCAACGAATCATATGAGAGTGTGACCGGCAAGAATGTACTCGCAGCTCTTCGCAAATTTATCACCAGGACAAAAACCAATCTCGATGAATTTAAGTAAGCACGTTACACTCGCAGAATTCGAGGCATCCGGTACCGCAACCAACCATTCAATCCTTAATAAGATGAATGAGTTCGAAATTGAACGTGCCAAGCTATTATGTGAGAAGGTATTCGAGCCACTGAGAGCTCATATGGGACAGCCAATCAGAATCAACTCAGGATATAGAAGCATCGCAGTGAACAAAGCGTGTGGTGGCTCTAAAACGTCACAACATTGTTTAGGCGAGGCAATGGACATCAACATCGGAAGCAAAGGATTTCATTTCATCAAGGACAATCTAATCTTTGACCAATTGATTTGGGAATTTGGAACGGATAAAGAGCCATCGTGGGTACACGTTTCATACAGCAAAGCAAGAAATCGCAAACAAGTCCTTAAAGCAATCAAGCAAAATGGGAAAACTAAGTACATTAATTTTTAGCATCCTCCTGGTATCGTGTTCAGCTGAACATCATTTGAACAAAGCAATCAAAAAAGGATATAAATGTGAGGAGGTATCCGATACACTTCGCATCACATCGGTTGATTCATTTCCCGTGATCGTGAATAACGAAATTGTGTGGGAGAAATACATCACTCAAAAGGATACGGTTGTACTTTGGAAAACTCAGTACATTCCCAAGACCAGGTGGGAAAAAAAGATTGAATATAAATTGAAAAGAGATACTATCCGCCAAATTCAAAAGGTGGAAGTTGCCAAATATAAGAGCGAGAAAAAGGGGAAGGCGAATATTTGGTTGTTTGTCATAGGATTTGGACTCGGATTATTCACCAAATACCTTTTCCAATATGCTAAAAAAGCACTCTAAAAACATTCACGAGCTTCACCTTGATGGAGCAACCGTTCAACTTGCAATGATGTCCGACCTTCACTGGGATAATCCAAAATGCGATTGGGATTTATTGAAAAGAGATTTTGATTACTGCCTTGAGAATGATATCAAGGTCATGGTGAATGGTGATTTCTTTTGTTTGATGCAAGGGAAAGGTGATAAGCGAGGCAACAAGTCCGACATCCGACCTGAGCACAACAACGCAAAGTATTTGGATAGCATCGTTGAAACCGCAGTTGAATGGTTCTCACCATACGCTCACATCCTTACTGTCATCGGATACGGAAATCATGAAACCGCAATCATTAAGTATCAAGAAACCGACATCCTTCAACGATTTGTTGACCTACTAAACTATAAGAATGGAAGTAATGTGATGACCGGAGGATATGGTGGATGGTTGATACTTCGCCAGGCATATGATACCAACTCAATCACTACAACCAAATTAAAATACTTCCATGGCTCAGGTGGTGGAGGTATCGTGACCAAGGGAGCAATCAACTTGACCAGGGCATTGGAAACATACGAGGACTTCGATATCTTCTCAATGGGCCACATCCATGAGAATGCTTGTCGAAACGATGTGAGAGATACAGTGATTCATTCACCCAAGCATGGATATGTCAACCATCACAAAAACATTCACCTCATGCTTACCGGAACTTATAAAGAGGAATACGGTGATGGCTCCAAAGGATGGCACGTTGAGCGTGGAGCTCCCATCAAACCAACGGGAGGTCGTATTTTGAAAATCAACTGCAAAGAAATAAAGAGGGAAGGCATAAGAAAAATGTACAAAAGTATCGATTCAATCAAATTTCCTTTGTAAATTAGCAACTCATTAGCGTGTGTAATTGGGGGTATCGGAAACGGTACCTCTTTTTTTTGTCACATATTTAGCAAGTATTTGTGACAAGCAACTTGACATTCTAGCGGACATTTACCCTTGTTCTGTTTGTTTTATCGGACATTTACCCTTGTTCTATTACAAAAAACGTCACAATTTACCTTTGTTTTGTGACAAACATTTGCCACTATTTTAATTTATTGTCAATTGTATAGTTGGCCAAATCATAGTTTAATGTGATTTTGCATATTATAATTATCATAAGTGGCTTTATAAAGGCCGAAAACATATTATAATGTGCTTTTTTGTACAAGTTATTATATCCTTTCGGGTATAAATTCTATACATCATACCTATTTTATACGCTATCGGGTATAATTAAGTGAATTCCCCACACATGAATACCCCATCGGGTATAGCATTCACAATTAATTTTGTTCAAAACTGAAAAAAAAGTTAAAAAAGTTTTGCAGAAATGAAACTTATTACGATATTCGCAGTATAAATTTAAAAAACACGCAATGAAAAAACAAGAAATGATTCAAATTATGATTGCAGAGGAAAAGCAATTATGGAACGAAATGATGGAATGTATTGATAAACTTGGAATGCATGATCCAATTACGGATATGCAAATTGCAAGATGGTCAGCTGTTCATAAACTAGTATGTAAATTAAGAGGAATATGAAAACTTTAAACGAAAATCAAAAGGACATCCTTGGGGGTGTAATTGCATTCACATTATTTTGGACTGTAATGCTTTACTTTACCGCAACGCAACCAAACTATGCGAGTTCACCGAAAGCCCCGCAAATCGAAGAAAAACAAACCCAAAGCCCCGTATTAGAGAAGTATGGGGAATTAATAACTAAACACTCAGCGAAATGAATTGGAAAAAAGAAGTAGAGAGAATTGATTTGGACTTCATGGATGTGGACAACTGCTCAATGGAAGCTCATTATAAGATTGGAAATATATACTTCATCGTTCAGATTGATTGGTGGAAAAACAACTACGATTTTGAAACCGCTCGATATGACATTGACATCAAGATGGTGGATGGAGTATGGTGGACTGATGAGGAGCCAACCGATAAGGTCATGGAGTTCGGTCCAGGATATAAAGAATGGATGCTTTCCATGATTGAATGCCTAATGGATGAGAGAGATTTCCTAAACGAATACACTTGGGGAAATGATAACGATGAAATAGATTGGGAAGAGTATGGTATTTAAACTACAAAGGATGAAAAGGTTTTGGACAACCAAGTCATCCGCAGAAACAATCAGAGGTACATTCAATGAGGAATTGTACAAAAGAATTTGTGAAATTAAATTTAATCAGACGTTATGACACCAATAGACAAGTGCAATGATTTAATAAAAACGTCTTTATGTACGTTTGAAAAACTTACTATTCAAGAAGCTAAAAAAATTTCTTTAATGGTAGCTAACGAAATGATAAAAGAACACCAAGTAATAACGCATACAGACCCATTAATGAAAACCTTTTATTTAGGGTACTGGACACGTATAAAAAACGAAATTGAAAAGTTATGAGCTACAAAAGAAAAGAAAACTACGAAGCTTCAATGCTTGGAATTGCCATAAGTTTAGGAATGGCAGCAGTTTTAGGAATCATTAAAATTATCACGCTATGTATAAATTAAGTTATTGCTCAGGGAAAACAGTCATCCAATCCTGGACCTTCCCATCCAAGGCATTGTGCTATTGGAAGAAATCGGAGCTATTGAATCAAGGGTTGTGTGTTGTTGGAAAGTTTAAAGTTGAGCCGGTATGAATCAGCATCGAATCATGCGAGTAATCAAGCTCATTGAATTCCTAAAGGAGAAACCTCGACACATCCACACGATGAGCAGATATCTTCAAATCGGTGAACGATCAGTATATAGATATCTCAAGATGTATGAGCAGTTAGGATACCAGGTGGAGAGAGATATTAATAAGAAATACTTTATAAAATGACAAAGAACGACAAAATCAAAGCAATCAAGCACATCATCCAACGTGATAAATTGGATGTAATAAGTCGACACCAGGTGTTGACAATGAGAAGAAGGTATCTCATGGCAGAGCTGAGAGCATTAAATCTCCCATTTCATGGAATCGGTGAGTATTTCAATCGAGGTCATGCAACAGTCATGCATAATATCAACCAACACAATTGGGCAATTGAAAGCGGTGATCTATATTACATTACCGTGATTCAAGATGATATCGATGAGCTGAACGGAAGTGCTAATGTAAAAAAATTGCGATTCCTTCGTGATGAGATTCTCAAATGTAGGTCGTATAATCAGCTCAAAGCAATCAAGAGAAGAGTGTTGAGGAATGAATATGAGGAGCTCTTGAGCAGTGATGCGTGACGATATGACGATGCTCTTATATACCTACTCTATACAACAAGTCGTTTTTTAGGAATGGGCATCGAGTTTTTTTATCGTCACATCGTCACGCTTTAGCTCAAAGTCAATCCCACATTAGGATATAGGCGTGACGATAACTTTAAAACATTGTCACGAATCGTCATATTTTAGTTAAAAATTTAAACAAATAAAACTTTTATATTGAATAATTGTTATATTTGTATGTCAAATGCAGAGACAAAAAGGAAATTATTAGAATCCTCTTGGATTAGTAGTGCTGCATTCACGAACATCCAAGGGGATTTTTCACTTTAAATGCAGTAAGTTGAAAGTATCAGTTTTTAAAAATCTTTTTAGCTCAAAAGATACACCGTATGAGCTCACAATTCACGAAATATATACCAGGATAAAAGTTGGGAATCCTGAATTGATTTCCAAAATAACAAAAATCAGAAAACTCGAAAAGAGTGATCCGGAGCATGACCGATTGAAGTCATCCTTGAATGCAATAATGTTCAATGGGATATTCTCTGAAAGGAATGACAATTCATTGGTTGAGCATTCCGGATTATGTGTATTGGATTTTGACCAATATCCTTCCAAAGTAAAAATGAATGAGGAGAGAGCTCGTTTGATTGATGATAAGCACGTCATGATGGTATTCACCTCTCCAGGAGGAAATGGATTGAAGGCGGTGATTAGTATTCCCAAATCAGATAAGTTGGAACACAAGAGAAGATTCACCGCATTCGGCAAATACTTCCAATCGGACTATTTTGATGTTAAGAATTCAAATGTATCTCGTGTTTGTTTTGAATCGTACGATCCGAAAATATACTTCAATGAGTTTTGTCAAGTATGGGAGGGAATTGAAACCGATGAGGGATACAATTACACTGAACGTACACCAACCTGCGTGTTGAATGATGAGGATAAGATTATCTCATTGATTGAACGCTTTGACCATGGATGTCGATTCGAGGAAGGCAGTCGAAATCACTTTGTTTTCAAGTTGGCTTGTGTGATGTGTGAATATGGCATTGATAAATCAACCACTGAACAATA